AATGGCACGCATCGTTCTTACAAACGCCTTCATCTCTGTTGGTGGAGTAGATTTGAGCGACCTAGTCAGCTCAGTCTCGCTCTCATCAACATTTGATGTCGTAGAAACAACAGCATTTTCATCATCAGCAACAAAGACTCGCGTGGCAGGTCTTGCAGACAATTCAATCACTCTTGAATTTCATCAGGATTACGCAACAGGCGAAGTTGAACAAACAATTTATCCATTACTTGGAACAGTTGCAGCAGTAATTGTGAAGCCAAATGGATCATCAACAAGCGCATTCAATCCATCATATTCCTGCAACGCGGTTATCTCAGAGTGGACTCCGGTAAATGGAGCCGTGGGCGAGTTGGCCTCTGCAAGTGTTTCCTGGCCTGTAAGTGGTGCAATCACTAAGGCGGTTGTCTAATGCCTAGACTAGTTCTTACAAATTGCTATGTTCTTTTCGGATCAACCGACTTGAGCGATCACATCAGTTCAGTCTCGTTAAGTTCAACTTATGACATCGTTGAGACCACAGCGTTCGGACAAACTTCAAAGACTCGTGTTGCAGGTCTTGCAGATAACTCAGTAACTCTTGAATTTCATCAGGATTATGCAACTTCAAGCGTGGAGCAAACAATTTATCCAACGCTTGGAACAGCAGTTACAATTGCAGTCAAGCCTGTCAATGGAACAACAACTGTCCTCAATCCGCAATACAGTTTTTCTGCGGTTGTGTCAGAATGGACTCCGTTGAATGGTGCCGTGGGTGAGCTAGCCAGCGCAAGCGTGTCCTGGCCGATCAGCGGCGGAATTACAAAGACAACAACTTGATCAAACTAGGGGGAAAATAAATGGATGGATTAAGTATCAAAATCGTTACAAATGATGATGTGGAAAGAGTGTATTCCCTTCGACCACGCATCATTGTTGACTTTGAACAAAAGTACAACAAAGGACTTGCAAAGCTGATTGGCGAAGAACAAAAACTAGAACACATCTATTTTTTGGCTTGGTTAGCCTTGAAGCATAACGGAAACATCATCAAGCCTTTCGGTGGAGATTTTCTTGATACTCTCAAGGAAGTTTCATTGGTCGTTGACCCAAATTCCGAATCCACAGAGACAGCCTGACCTATTCAATAGCAGCAGTTTCTGTGGAGACAGGTTTATCTCCAACCGATTTGCTTGATGCTCCCGATGGGATACTTGAAGCAATAGTCATATATCTGAAAGAACGAGCGAAGGCGCGAAGCAAGTAATGGCGGAAATCAATTACAAGATAGTGATGCAAGGTTTAACCGAAAACATCATTGCCCTTGAACGCTTCGCGCCTGACCTCAAAAGAGAATTGAACAAAGAAATTCGTGGTGTTCTTGCACCCATTGTTCTTGAGGCAAAAGGCTACCTTCCAAGCAATGACCAAATCCATCCTTCAGGATGGGCAAAAGGTGGGTTCAAACGCTTCAATGGCATCGGCCCATTAGCGCAAGATCAAACTCGCGGATTCATTGCCTACGATGCCGAACGAGCTAAGGCAGGAATCAAACAAACTGCCGCAACTTCAAAGAAGAACGGCACAGGATTTCGCAACACCTATGGAGTCATTCAGCGTGATCCAGGTGGAGCAATCTTTGAAACGGCAGGTCGAGGAAGTGCGGCATCACGCTCACGAAGCAAGACAAGCCGTTCACGCAATCCACAGGCTTCACAACACTTTATCGGTGTGATTCAAAGAGAACATGGCACTTTGCCAACTGCTCGTGGCGATGGCAAAGATAAAGGTCGCGCTGTCATTCGCGCAGTTGATAACAATAGATATAAAGCATTGAATGCAATCCGCGAGGCAGTAGATCGAGCCTCTGCAAAAGCACAGGCACGAGTTGATGCCGCAATCAGTCAGAGAGAGGTGTAAGTCGTGTCAATTGTCGAGCGCATAGTCACCGTCTATAATGACAAAGGTTCAAAGGAAGCGGTCAAAGACCTCAAGAAACTTGAAAAGAATTTTATTGATTCAGGAAAGAAAATTGGTCAAGCCTTTGCAGTTGCAACAGTTGCGGTTGGCGCATTTGCAGTCAAAATCGGCGTGGATGCCGTCAAAGGCGCAATGGAAGATCAAAAGCAACAAGCAGCATTGGCAACAGCTCTTCGCAACACAACAGGGGCAACCGATGCAGCAATTGCATCAACGACTGCATATTTAGATCAACTTGAACTTCTTGTCGGTGTTGATAACAATGAACTGATTCCTTCACTTCAAATTTTGACAACAGCAACAAGAGATGTTGCACAGGCTCAATCTTTACAGGCTTTGGCACTTGACATTTCAGCCGGTGCATCAAAAGATTTGGGTGCCGTTTCCGTAGCACTTGCAAGGGCGCTTGGCGGAAACATTGGCGCACTCACAAGACTAGGCGTTCCACTTGATGCGAATGCAGTTAAAGCAAAAGACCTCAATGCAATCTTGACAACTTTAAGCGAGACATTTGCAGGACAAGCTGAAAAACGCGCCGAAACATTTGAATTCAGAATGATTAAGTTGCAGTTGGCATTTAATCAGATTATTGATCAAATCGGCTATGCACTCATTCCTGTTCTTGAAGAATTTGCAAATTATGTGACATCAAATGTTCTACCTGCAATTCAAGAATTTGTTACCACTAACAAGGATGAACTTGCAGCAGGTTTGAAAGATGTCGGCACCACACTTGTCACAGTTGGCAAGTTATTGGCAGGATTCTTCAAAACAATCTCTGACAACTTAGGCGTAGTCAAAGCATTTGCAGCAATCTTTGTTGGCGCAAAGTTGGCATCAGGCATTTATGCCATTGTGACTGCCGTTGGTCTTTTGCGATCAGCCTTTATTGGGCAAGCAGCAGCAGCAACCGCAGCCGGCACCGCAACCGCGTTCGCCACAGGCGGTGCTTCGGCAATCGCAGCAGCAGCAGCCATTGGAACTTTTGTTGCAGCATCAGGTGCGGCATACATTGCAATCAACAAGATGACAGCGGCAACCGATAAAGGTGCAGAATCAACTCAAACATATAATTCACATTTGAGCGAACTCAATGAGTTTGCAAAGCAAGTTGCAGCAGCAAACATCAAGAACAATAAAATCGTTACAACTACAACGACCAACACAAAAAAATTGACTGCTGCTGAAAAGAAAGCCGCTGAAATGCGTGCTGCAATCAAAAAAGCAGGTCTTGACAAATTTGGCATCAAGAGTGTTTCAGACACCGATCCTGTTCAGCTTGAAGCAGCACGCCTAAATCTTCTCAAGCAAAACAATTTGCAAGAACAGCGCCGACTTGAAGCCATCACAGAAAATATGAAGGCTCAATTGATGGCTAATCAAGCAATTCAGCGATATGTTGATTTGCTTGGAGTTGTTGCCGATCAAAACATTTCAGCCGAAGAAGTTATCCTTCTATCCCTCAAGTGGGGAATTAGCCAAGAAGCCGTTGTTGCTTATACAACCGCCGTCTTTGCAGTCAATGATGCAAAACTTTCAACAGATGAAATTGACCTGCTTGCAAAGCAATGGGGAGTCACAAAGCAACAAGCAGAAATGTATCTTGACTTCTTCAAGGCGATTAATGATGGCAAACTAGATCAGAGCGAAATCAATGCTTTGATGGATAAGTGGAAACTGACTAGCAAAGAAGTTTCTGAATATGCAGACAAGATTTCAAAGGGTGTCACTCCATCTGATTTGTGGCCGACACCTGGCAATCAAGCAGCAAAGTCATGGAAAGATGCACTTGATGCTCTAAACGCATACCTTGCAGCATTAGGTGTGAAACTTTCACCAACAGGGCCGACAGTTACAACACCGGGCGGTGGTGGCGGTGGCGGTGGCGGTGGTGGCCCACTCCTCACAAAAACAACAGAATCAATCAATAAAGCTGTTGAAGATTTAGGTGGAGTCATATCTGTCATCGGTGATAATGGTAGAGAATTCATCAAACTTGTTGAAGGTGCTGCACCTGTATTTCAAACCTTAGAAGATAGTGTTGCAAAAAATGCTTTTATCTCTCAAGGAATTGTAACTCAACCATTCAATGCCGGTTCATTTAGAATGGCAGAAGGTGGAACTTTATTTTCATCAGGTGCAGTTGGATCACGCGATAAAGATGTTGTTGTCAATGTGACAGTTCAGGGAAGTGTTACAACGGAAAACGACTTAGTTTCATCAATTCGAAACGGATTGCTTCAAGGGCAAAATAACGGTCAAGCAATTGTGAAATCGGCGGTAACAATCTAATGGCTATGCCTACACTTGGCGTTGCAGTTGATTTTGCCAACGGCCCTGCCTTCGGCAATCCTCTTATTTTAGGTGATGCTTCAACGCCGCTTGGCGTGGGCATCCTGGCAGATACAGCATCAGATGTTGTTGATGTTTCTGACATTACCCTTCGAGCATCAATTCGCAGAGGCAGAAACAGAATCCTCAACAAGTTTGAAGCAGGAAGCGCCACAGTTGTCCTTGAGGATACCAACGGGGATTGGGTGCCTACCAACACCTCATCTCCCTACTATGGCAAACTCCTACCTCTTCGCAAAATCCGCATTTGGGCAGATTACAATTCAGGATCAGGAACAGTTCGGTATTACCTATATTCAGGCTATATCACGAGCTATGACACAAACTTTCAAGTCGGTGTTGAATCAGTCTCAAGTGTGACCTTGCAATGCGTGGATGCATTCCGTCTTTTCTCCAATGTCTCTATTTCAACTGTGGCAGGAACTTCGGCAGGGCAGACAACAGGTGAACGCATGAATAACCTGCTTGATGTTCCTGCTTTTCCAACTTCAATGCGCGTGATTGATACAGGCGACAGCACCGTTCAGGCAGACCCAGGAACTGACCGCGACCTGCTCAATGCCTTGCAGACAATTGAAAACAGCGAATTTGGCGGTTTCTATATTGACCCTGAAGGCAATGCCACATTCCTGTCTCGAAATACTTTGGCTCAAAAAGCAGATCAGACGGCGACAGATTTTGCAGATAACGGCACAGGCATCTCATATCAGGCAATTGACTTTGCCTATGATGACACCCTTATCTTTAATGATGTGACCGTCAACCGCGTGGGTGGTATCGCTCAAACGGTTCAGGATACAAGCAGCATTGAAACCTATTTCATCCACTCAGGAAAGCGTGAAGGATTACTCATTGAAAGCGATGCCGAGTCTTTAGACCAGGCAACGATGATCCTTCAATCACGCAAAGATGCCATTTTCCGCATTGACTCTATTGGGCTGAATTTGGCAGATGATGCAGAGACGGCTCGAATCCAGGCAGGATTGGAACTAGACATCTTTGACTTGGTTGACATTACTAAATCAACGCCAGGAGCAGGAAGTGTCACCCTTGAACTATTCGTACAAGGCGTTCAGCATGACATTACGACCAACACCTGGGGAACAAAATTTTTCACGGCTGAGCCTATAATTCAGGCGTTCATTTTAGATTCAACAACACAAGGCATATTGGATGGCGCAAACTCTGTGCTTTCCTACTGATTAAGGAGCAACAATGGCAAAACAGACATTCACAACAGGTCAAGTTTTGACCGCAGCACAAATGACATCGCTGCAACAGACTGCGATGTTGGGTGGAGCTGCGAGTGCAAAGGTTGCTTCTTATGTGCTTGTTGCAGCCGATGCCGGTGATGCAATCACAATGGATAATGCAGGAGCAACAACAATCACCGCAAACACAGGCTTGTTTGCCACAGGTGACATTGTTACCATCATCAACATTGGCACAGGAACTTGCACCATTACGGCAGGAACTGCAACGGTTACAACTTCAGGATCACTTGTTCTTGCTCAAAATCAAGGTGGCGTTCTTCGCTTTACAAGTCCAAGCGCTGCGATCTTCTTACAGTTTGCAACCCCGGCATCAGGAGATATTGAAGGCGTAACCGCCGGAACAGGTTTGTCAGGTGGCGGAACATCAGGCACCGTCACACTTTCAATTGCAACTTCACAATCAGATTTGATTGTCAAAGGATTTGAAGAAGATGTCAATGTGGTGGCATCGGCTGCGACAGGAACAATCAACTTTGATGTTTCAACAGCATCGGTGTGGTACTACACCTCAAACGCCAGCGCCAACCACACGCTCAACTTCCGCTATTCAAGCGGAGCAACCCTCAGCTCAGTTCTAGCAGTCGGCGATGCAATCACCCTTGTATGGCTTAACACAAACGGAGCAACCGCCTACTATCCAAATGTGATTCAGATTGATGGAAGCGCAGTAACTCCAAAGGTTCCAGCAGCGATTGCGGCAGGAAATGCTTCTTCAATTGATGCCTATGTGTTCACCATCATCAAGACAGCAGCGACACCGACTTACACAGTTCTTGAGACACAAACGAAGTTCGCATAACAATGTCGCCAATTCTTCAAACACTCGCAAACGGATCGGCGTACGGATATCGCACGCTTGCAGCGGCAGCAGGAACAGCTTATGAGTCTATTGCTACTGTAACTGCATCGGGTTCATCCGCTACTTTAACTTTTTCGTCAATCCCTAGCACTTATCAGCATTTGCAGATTAGAGGTATTGCTCGCGCTACAAGCGGCGGCGAAACTGAGCCAATTGATTTAAGACTGTATTTTAATGGATTGACTACAGGTATTTACTCTAGTCACGCACTTTATGGAAACGGAACTAGCGCAGCAGCAACGACTGCACACGCAGGTAGCGATAACTACATCTACACACATACAGGGTTAGCAGGTAGCGGTATGACTGCCACAACTTACAATGCTTGCATTATTGACATACACGATTACGCATCAACAACCAAGAACAAAACAACTCGCTATTTCGGCGGTGCAGATAACAACGGTGCTACTGGAATAATTGCATTAAGTTCAGGTTTATTTATCAACACTGCTGCAATTACTTCTGTAAGTATAAACAGTCAGTATTACAATTTTACAAGCGACACAACTTTTGCATTATACGGAATTAAGGGGGCATAAATGGCAATTACATACGAGCCAATCGCTACCACTACTTTAGGCAGTGCGGCAGCATCTATTACTTTTTCTAGCATCCCTGCAACTTATACAGATTTAAGATTAGTAGTCTCCACTTATTTGGTTTATACATCATCCGACCAAGACAGAGTTGGTATCCAATTTAATTCAGATACCAGCACTAATTATTCAAGAACTGAAATAAGAGGAAACGGAAGTAGCGCTGTCTCTGCAAGAGATACAAGCGCCACATCTATTGGTTTTGGATATGTTCCCATCTCAAATACTAGCGATTATTGGGGTATGGCAACCGCAGATATATTTTCATACGCAGGTTCTACATATAAAACATTACTTGGAACTGGTACTGCGGATAGAAATGGAGCAGGTGTTGTTTCTAACACTGTTGGTTTATGGCGTTCAACTTCTGCAATTAACTCAATTAATTTACTTAATGCTAACAGCTTTAACTTTATTGCTGGCACAACCGCGACTCTGTATGGGATAAAAAATGCCTAGTACCTACACACTTATCTCATCTAATGTCCTTGGCAGTTCTGCTGCATCTGTTACCTTCTCTGCTATTCCAAGCACTTATACGGATTTGGTGCTGAGGATTAGTGCAAGAAGCGACAGGGCAGCAAGTAGTAATAATTTCACTATAAATCTAAATAGTGCAACTACTAATTATTCTTATACTTATCTTAATCAAAACGGAAGTACTGCGTCTTCCTCTAGGGATACAATTGCTGGCGGCAATACTTACTTATTTGGTGGTGCTTTAGGTGCTGCTAATTTAACTGCAAATACATTTAATAGTATTGAAATTTATATACCTTCATATTTGGCATCTCAAAATAGACCGTTATCTATAGTAAACGCTATGGAAAATAATGCAACTAGCCCATATGAACAAAGTGCAATAGCGGGTCGGTATTCATCAACTACTGCTATTTCTTCAGTAACCCTAAAATCTGGTGATGGCAGTTTTAATTTCGTCTCAGGTTCATCTTTCTTTCTATACGGCATCAAAAACTCATAAGGAGCAATAATGACAACACCAACAGCAATCGAAATTAACTGCGAAACAGGCGAAGTCACAGAGCGCCCATTGACAGCCGAAGAGATCGCAGCCAATGAAGCGGCACAGGCACAGGCAGCAGCCGATGCCAAAGCCGCAGAAGAAGAAGCAACGGCAAAGGCAGCAGCCAAAGCCTCTGCCCAGGCAAAACTTGCAACTCTTGGTCTCACCGCCGATGAAGTTGCAGCTCTTCTAGGCTAAACATCCCCCACCGATCAAGGAGCCATAATGGGCATTTCAACACGCCAAGTCACCGTCACTACATCGCCAACCCTGCTCGTTGATGCAACAGCCGAAGCAGAGACAGTCTATCTTCACAGCTCATCGGGGCAATGCTTTATTGGCAACAGCGATGTGACCACAGCAACCGGATACCACATGGACAACGGCCAAAAGATGACAATTGAAAACAAAGCAAACGGAATCTGGGGCATTACAGCAAATGGAACCGTCACGATGCAAGTGATGGCTATTGGCAAATGACAGTTCAAGATTGGGCAGCACTCACAGTTTCTCTTTTGACAATTGGTGGAGCATTCCTTGCAATCACTCGATGGCTTGTCAAGCATTACCTGAATGAACTCAAGCCTAATGGCGGTGCAAGCATGAAGGATTCAGTTGCACGATTGGAGCGACAAGTTGAAGAGATTTATCGCATCCTTCTTGCTCGCAATAACTCTTAGCGGTTGCAGTTATCAAGGTTGGGTTCGCTACCCTTGCCAAGAGTTTGAAAATTGGGAAAAACCTGAATGCAACAAACCGCAATGCGACATCACAGGAACCTGCACCTCTGACCTACTTCCGGAGATATTTGATGAAACGCCGTGACCGATACACACCTGAAGAATTACACGCTCGACTTGTTGTCAGCATAGGAATCATGCTTGCAATTGTCTTTGCAGGATCAGTATTTGCGCTCTTGTGGGCGTTGGTATTTGTCACCCAACCGATGAAGCAAGCACCCAATGATGCAGCCTTCATTGACCTAGTTGCAACATTGACGGTTTTTCTCACAGGAACTTTGGCAGGGATAGTCTCTGCAAATGGAC